CGTTCCACCGGGCCCTTGCTGGTGGCCGGATCGCCGATCTGCTCGCAGATCACCCCCGATTCGCCCAGCTTCACCAGCTTGGCCAGGTAGCCTTCGGCGGCGTGGTAGGGGATACCGCACATGGGGATCGACTGGCCCGCCGACTGCCCGCGGGCGGTCAGGGTGATATCCAGCAGTTTGGCGGCCTTCTTCGCGTCTTCGTAGAAGATCTCGTAGAAATCGCCCATGCGGTAGAACATCAGCTGGTCCGGGTGCTGGTTCTTCAGCTTCCAGTACTGCTGCATCATCGGGGTGTGTGCGGAAAGATCGCTCATTACAGAAACTTGGCTCGCAGTGTCGTTTAGACCAAAGGCAGCGGGCAATGGTACAGGGATTTTTTCCCCGTTGCCGGGCCTAACGCTGCGCAGCGACCTTTTGCCCCTGGCATTGTGTTAATGCATATTTGAATTTGCATTTGCGCACGAGATGAGTACTATGCACGTTATGCAAAAACGCAACGTAGCTACCGTCTTGAGAGCATTGCTCGACCGCCACGGGATCTCCCCCACGGAGCTTCACCGTCGCACCGGCGTGCCCCAATCCACCCTGTCGCGGATTCTCAGCGAGAAGATCGTCGATCCTTCCGACAAGCATGTGTCGAAGATCGCCGAGTACTTCGGCGTGAGCACCGATCAGTTGCGCGGCCGTGCCGACCTGGGCGATACCCGCCCGGCGAACGCGCCGCGCGCCGACGTGCAGCTGCAGGACATCAGCCTGTGGGATGACGACACCCCCGTCGAGGACGACGAGGTGTCCATTCCGTTTCTTCGTGAGGTCGAGTTGGCAGCAGGATCAGGACGATTCGTCATCGAGGAAAGCGAGAAGGCCAGCCTGCGCTTCGGCAAGCGCAGCCTGCGTCACAACGGCGTGCAGTTCGACCAGGCCAAGTGCGTGACGGTGCGCGGCAACAGCATGCTGCCGGTGCTGCGTGATGGCGCCACGGTGGGGGTGAATGCGGGCAAGAGCGGCATCGGCGACATTGTCGACGGCGACCTGTATGCCATCAACCACAATGGCCAGTTGCGCGTGAAACAGCTGTATCGCCTGCCCACGGGTATCCGCCTGCGCAGCTTCAACCGCGACGAGCACCCGGACGAGGACTACACCTTCCAGCAGATGCAGGAGGAGCAGATCAGCATCCTCGGGCATGTGTTCTGGTGGGGCATGTACGCCCGTTAGGTTCTGTCGCTACATCAAACCCGCCTCGGCGGGTTTTTTTGTGCCTGCAAATGCCTGCAGGGGACGGCCTTGCCGGCGAATGATCGCACCAAATATTTGCGGCAATCCCACTGAATCCTTCACCGGCAAGGCCGGTTCCTGCAAAAAAATCTACCCCTCAAGACAGCACTGCAGCGCAAGCAGGGCAAGGCTTTCATGCGTTATTGCAAAATCACATGCATAAATATTTCCAAAAATGCATTGACTGCATATGCATTGATGCATAACCTTTGTCTCAAGCCGGCACACACCGGCGGTGACAAAGGCAGCGATGAACAGGCCTGAACTGTTCAGAGGGTTGGCAACTGACCCGGGTGTGCAGCGTAAAGCACCGTAAGCAGTTATCCGGCGGGCAGGCGGCCGCGGTCGGAGGAACAATTTGAGGCGGGATCGCACGGCGCACCAGCAGTGGCCGGCGGTCCGACAACGCATTACTGAAAAGCCTGGGCGACCGGGCTTTTTGGAATGCCGAGTGATCGGCTGTTCAACAAGGGAGCACGAGCATGACAAACGAGCAACAGACGTTGCTGGAAATGCCGATCTGGCTGGTGATCGTCCTGGCATTGCTGGGCGGTCTGTCTGGCGAGATGTGGCGCGCAGACAAGGAGGGCGCCCGCGGCTGGGGCCTGTTCAGGCGACTGCTGCTGCGCTCCGGGGCCTGTATGGTCTGCGGCGTATCGACCGTGATGCTGCTGTATGCCAGCGGGCTGTCGATCTGGAGCGCCGCGGCCTTTGGTTGCCTGACCGCCATGGCGGGCGCCGACGTGGCCATCGGGCTTTACGAGCGCTGGGCTGCGAAGCGGCTGGGTGTGGCACAGGGCGTGCCGCCCCTGGCATCGGATGCGCCACTGCATCGCGACCTGCGTGAGCGCGACCAGGAGCAATGATCATCGCAACACTATCGAAAGCCGCTTGCAGCGGCTTTTTCATGTCCGGAGAAACCTATGTCTGATAACACCCGCTTGTACGAGAATGCCGGCAACGTCGGCCTAACCCTGGCCCAGGGGCCGCGCGACGCGGTGATCTACGGCTCTGCCACGTCGGTCAGGCTGAGCAGGAGTTTTGTTGCGATGGGCGGTTTTCGCTTTCGCGGCCAATACACACGGGGCATGGTTCCGACCTTCGCGATGGCTGACAAGGTCGCCAGCGTGGCGCCAGCCGGTCTCGGTGCCGAACGCAGCAACTGCAAAGAGAGCTGGTACGCCGCCTTTGCCTGTGCCAATGAAGGTGACGCCAGTGCCGTGGTGAAAACCATGCCGTTCCTGCGCGTGGGCAGTATCAGCGGCAACGTGATCACGCTGAACAAGGCCGGCGAGGGTACCCACGATATCGCTGAAAAAAGCTACGACTGGATGGCCGACAACAATCTTGCCGGTGTGCAGTGCCTGGTCATCAGTGAGGGCGGGCAGTGGTCCGGCCGGGTAGCGACCGTCGTCGCTAACACTGCAACCACCCTTACGCTCGACAATATAGGGGCGCTGTCCTTCGGCGCATTTTTGTTGCCCGCGCCCCCCGGGTTCGCACATTTCTGCTACCTGGCGTCGTTCTATCTGGACACCCATGAGGTGCGCAACATCTACGACACCGGCACCGAGGTGGTGTCCAGAGGCATTTACCTGCTACGACCCGAAACGCCCGGTGCAAGTCCAGGCCCTGTCGGCACCTTGATGGACTGCTCCGGGTATATCGCACCCTTGGCTACCGGCGTTCGAATGGACTCCAGGTGCGTCATGAGCACCTCTGCCACCGGTGACTACGCCGAGTACTTCTCGCCCGACAGCGGAAACCACGATGTACGTACCAATTACGACCTGAAGGACAACAGCGGCTCGCGCAGCTTCGTGTTCGGTGGCGTATCGCTGGCGTTCCTGTACCCGCAGACCTTCAACTTCAAGAATGCCGGCACGCTGGCAGCCAAGCGCTCCGAGGGCCGGATTGCGCCGACCGGCTGGTTCGAGCCGTAGTCGCCGCAGTGAACGCAACGCCTGCTGCAACCGCAGTGGGCGGCTTGCCGAAGAAGACACGAAAGGAGGGCTTGTGAACGAACTCAAGCTATTGAGCCAGGCCATTACCGCAACATTCCAGGCGGGTGTACCTGATTTCGCGACGGTTGAAGCGTTCAGCGCAGTCAACGAGCACACTCCGCAACCGGCACTGTGTCACACCATCACCGCTATGGAGGCAAGCGTTGACCCCGGCGATGGACGCTTGTGCATCCTGGCGCGTTTCGAGGCACGCATCCTGGTGGATGCACAGCAGCAACACGCCGCCCTGCAAGCCGCCACATTGGCGGCGAAATCAACGCTTGTGCTGCACAAGCAGTTCTGGGGCGTGGATTTCGTCGCGGCGACCCTCAATGTGAAGGCGCAGACGGCCATACCTGCCGAAGTACCCGGCACCCTGGAATGGCGGGTGCAATGGCAGCAGCCCGTTTACCTTGGCGACCTGCAGTGGCCCTGGCCAGACCAGCCACCCGGTTCGCTGCTGTTCGCCTTCAGCCCCGACACAGGGCCCGCGCACAAGGACAGCTACCAGGCACCGGAGGACATGGCATGAGTTACGCCAGCTCCATGCATGACCGCATGCTGGCGGCGCTGGTCATTCCATGTCGGGTGGTCGGCGTCGACCTGGCAGCAGCGCGGGTACGGGTCTCCGATGGCGCCGGCTGGACCAGCGCCTGGGTGCGCTGGCACAGCCAGGCGGCAGGCAAGGCCCGCCACTGGCGTGCGCCGAGCCTGAACGAGCAGGGCGCACTGCTCAGCCCCAGCGGTGAGCCGGCGCAAGGCACCTTCGTACCGGGCCTGTACGGCAATGCCGGCGCGCCACCCGACAACCGCGAGCACGTCGAGGTATGGCGCTTCGATGACGGTGGTTCGCTGGTCTACGACTGGCAGGCCCGCAGCTACAGCATCGAGCTGCCCGGTGGCACCGTCAGCCTCAAGGTGGCCGGCAGCTCGCTGCTGGTCACCGACAACGCAATCACCCTGAACGCCGCCAACATTGCCCTGACCGGTGAGGTGAGCATCAACGGTGGCCTGCGCGTGACCGGTGACATTCTGGGGGCCGGCAAGATCATCGACACCGGCGGCAACACCGCCAATCACAAGCACTGAACCCCGCCCGCCGACGCGGGCTTTTTTATGCCTGGAGACAACATGGCTAGTGAATGCATTCAGGCCAGGGAGGTACCGCGATGATCGGCATGAGCCGCCACGGCGGGCAGACGCTGTCCGGCATCGGGCACCTGCGCCAGTCCATCGAAGACATCCTCACCACCCCGCTGGGCAGCCGGCGCATGCGCCCCGACTACGGCAGCAAGCTGCGCCGTTTCGTCGACCTGCCAGTCAACGAGGGCTGGAAGAGTGCGGTGCAGGCCGAGGTCGCCCGCGCCCTGACCCGCTGGGAACCACGCCTGAAATTGCAGCGGGTGCGCGTGGTGGCGGTAGTGGGCGGGCAGATCAGCCTGCAACTGAGCGGGCAGTACCTGGGCGACAGCCAACTGCTGGAGATAACGGCATGAGCAACGTGGAACTGTCGGCGCTGCCCGCGCCGCAGGTGCTGGAAGATCTCGACTTCGAGGACATCTTCCAGGATGACCTGGCGGCCTTTCGGTCGCACATGGGCGAGAACTGGGACGCGCTGCTGGAAAGCGACCCGGTAACCAAACTGCTGGAGGTGGGCGCGTACCGCAAGCTGCTCAATCGGGCGCGGGTCAACGATGCCGCCAAGGCGCTGCTGCTGGCCTATGCCCAGGGCAGCGACCTGGACCAGCTGGCAGCCAACGTGCAGCTCAAGCGGCTGGTGGTACAGGCCGAAGACGCGAACAGTGTGCCACCGACCCTCGAAGTGCTTGAGGAAGACGATGCACTGCGCGAGCGGGTGCAACTGGTGTACGAGGGCCTGACCACCGCCGGCCCGCGCAACAGCTACATCCTGCATGCACGCAATGCCTCGGGGCAGGTGGCCGATGCCTCTGCAGAAAGCCCGTCACCGGCAGTGGTGGAGGTGACGGTGCTGAGCCTGGAGGAGAACGGCATCGCCAGTGCGCAGTTGCTGGCCGAAGTGGCCGCCTACCTCAACGACGACGATGTACGCCCGGTGGCGGACCGCCTGGAAGTGCGCAGTGCCGAGGTGATTCCTTATCGCATCGATGCCGTGCTCTACATGGCCGGGACGGGGCCGGAGAACGAAGCGACCCTGGCCGAGTGCCAGCGGCGCCTGCAGGCCTGGGTCAACCCCCGACGACGCCTGGGCGTGGAGGTCTCGCGCTCGGCCATCGATGCGCAACTGCACATCGCCGGTGTGAGCCGGGTGGAGCTGCGCAACTGGACCGACATCCGCCCGAGCAAGGCGCAGGCGGCCTGGTGCACCGGGTTCGAACTGACGCGGGGGGGCTGACATGCACAGCCTCCTGCCGCTCAACAGCACGCCGCTGGAACGGGCCGTCGAGGCGGCCTCCAACGAAGACCTCAAGGTCACCCTGCGCACCCTGTACAACCCCGATACCTGCCCGGCGAACCTGTTGTACCAGCTGGCCTGGGCCTGGTCGGTGGACCGTTGGGACGACACCTGGCCCGAGGCGATCAAGCGCTCGGTGATTCGCTCCTCGTTCTACGTGCATGCCCACAAGGGCACGATCGGCGCATTGCGCCGCGTGGTGGAGCCGTTTGGCTATTTGATCGAAGTGATCGAGTGGTTCAAGGCCACGCCCCCGGCGGTGCCCGGCACGTTCGCGCTGAAGATCGGCGTGTCCGAGGCGGGGATCAGCGAACAGACGTACCAGGAACTGACCTGGCTGATCGACGACGCCAGGCCCGTCAGCCGACACCTGAGCGGCCTGGTCATCAGCCTGGAAACCGCCGGCTCGCTTTACCTCGGCGCCGCGCTGCAAGACGGCGACGAACTTGACATCTACCCGCCTGCGCCGGCCGACCTCACGGTCATGGGGGCCATCGGGCGTGGTGGGCGAGAACACACCATTGATTATCTGGACATTTACTAATGGTTGATCAGAACTCCCAGTTCTACGCGATCCTGACCAAGGTGGGGGCCGCGAAACAGGCCAATGCGGATGCCCTGGGCATTCCTTGGAAAATCACACACATGGCCGTCGGTGACGCCAGTCCGGCAGGGCTGGACAACCCGCCGCTGCCAATGCCCGACGCGAGCTGGACCAGCCTGCTCAACGAGTGGCGGCGGGCGCCGCTGAACCAGCTCAAGGGCGACGAAAAGGACAGTGCGGTCATCGTCGCCGAGCAGGTGATTCCGGCCGAGATCGGCGGTCGCTGGATTCGCGAGGTGGGGCTGTACGACGCCGACGGCGACCTGGGGGCGGTGGCCAACTGTGCGCCTACCTACAAACCGCTGCTCAACCAGGGCTCGGGCCGCACTCAGGTGGTGCGCATGAACCTGGTGGTCAGCAGCGCCAGCAATGTGCAACTCAAGATCGATCCGGGTGTAGTGCTGGCGACCCGCGAGTTCGTGACCGAGGAACTGGCCAAGCGCGACTTCAAGCACTCGGTGCTGGCTGCGACCACGGCCGCGATCACCTTGAGCGGGTTGCAGACGATGGATGGTGTTGCGCTACAGGCGGGCGCGCGCGTGTTGGTGAAGAATCAGGCCGCTGCCAAGGACAACGGCCTGTATCTGGTTGCCAGTGGAGCGTGGACACGTTGCCCGGATGCGGACAGCAGCGCCAAGGTCACGCCCGGCCTGCTGGTGCTGGTGGAGCGGGGTACGGTCAATGGTGACAGTGGGTGGCAGTTGGTGACGGATGCGCCCATAACCTTAGGCGTTACGGCGTTGGCCTTCGACATGGCGTTCGGGCCTACCGGGGTGGTACCTGGTACTTATCGTAGTGTCTCTGTCGACAAGTATGGCCGAATTGTGGCCGCTACCAACCCTACCACTGTGGCAGGTTATGGTCTGATTGATGTGCTTACGACTACTCAGGTCAATGCTGCGCTGGCGTTGAAGGCGCCCCTCGCAAGTCCGGCATTGACTGGCGCCCCGACAGCACCCACGTTGGCGGGTACTGACACGAGTACAAAGCTGGCCAACGCCGCGTCAGTGCGGGCGATCATGGCGAACTTTGGTCTGGGCTCCAAAGCTGCCAGTTTTGAAGGCAGTATCGACGATATTCGTGAGACCGGTGTTTATCTGATCGCCAACACTAGTTTGGGAGCCAAGCCACCCTATCCTCCCGGTTTTGGTAGCGGAACTGTACCCAACGGGACTTTGTTTCACTTGGAGCGTGGTAGCTCCAACATGTCCACCCAGTTGTGGGATACGTTGACTGCGGGAACGCCGATGGCATTTCTGCGCACTCGCCTGGCCACTGGTGTCTGGGGAGAATGGTCGCAATTGTGGAACAGCGTGAATACGCCGAAGCAATCTAGCCCGCTCGACGTGACACCAGGAGCGATGCTGACGATAGGCTCATTCGGTGTAGGCAAGGCGGTAATTGGCGTTGATCCGAACCTGAACAGCTATCAGGTGCCAGGAAACTATTTGACTGCTCTTTCTGCGCTAACCAACGTACCGCCTGGCTGGCCCACTGCTGCACGTT